AACGATGTGCCACTTGTGCCAGCAAAATTGAGTTTTACTCACACTGTAAAAAAAGCGTGTCGAATTTCGTTTTTGCGTCAAAAAACCCGTAGGTGAAAATGGCAAAAAGGTGGCACAGGTGGCACAAAATGGCACAAAATTAACAAAAGGACATTAAAAACAACAGGTTAGCCCTGTGCCAGAGGTGGCACAAAGGTGGCACAAAGCCGGCACAGCACTGGCACAGGTGGCACAAGCTCGTTGTAGCACGTCACATGCCCGATGAAACATGAAAAATGGCTCATGCATCATGCACTGTGGCACGCAAACCTCCTGGCCCTCGGTAGAAAAGGGAGCTTACGCCCCCCTGTCCTGATCGATGAACAGATATCCATCCATTTCTTCGATGTTGTCGAGTGAGTCAGCGATGTCCAATGCTGAGAAGGTGAGTAAACCGAGGAGTACGTCGCCGGGGTTCTCCTTGGTGTATTGCCATGCTTTCGATGCATAGGGCTTGCTCTTGTCGATGAGGGATAAAGCGGTGGGTTTAGCTTGATCCATGAGACGGTCGAGTGCTGTGAATTTCATGATGCATGCTCCTTGAGCCATTGGTTGTTGAGTGCTTCTGCGTGATCCAGTGCGCTGGTTTGTGCGTGACGTGCCATTGCGGCGAGAAGGGCGTTGAGGTTAGTCATTGCGACGGTGGTGATAATGATATGAAAGAAGAAGCCAGCGATGATGGTGAGAATAGAGGTACTGCCAACGAGAGCGCAGAAACCGGTGATGGTGATGGTGAACATGATGGCGCTGACGATGAGACTGCTAACCGCAAGCGCGTAGAGCTTAAGATTCTGAAACATGGGATAAGTCTCCTAAATAAAAGTCATGAGAAGCCACGGGAAAGCGGCGGCAAACAAAAGAACGAAAGATTCAAAAACGATAGGTCTCATGGGTAGATCTCCTTAGTGGAAGGGACAGGGGTCGTCTTCGTCGTAGTGGCAGTCACAGACTTCGCAGTAGATTTCTTTAGGCTCGAAGTCGAGTTCTACGGTCGGGTCTTCGAACTTGTTGAATGGCAGGTCGTACTGTTCCATGGTGGGTCTCCTTATGCCCAAGCTACAGCGTTAAATGTGATGCGGTCGTTGTGGACAATAGGTGCCCAGACCATGTCGACGCCAAACACGTCAGCCATCGCGTCAATCCACAGTTCGAGGTCGTAGGAGTCTTCCTGCTCCATGAGTCCTGAAACATGCTCAAGTGCTCTGATGCCTGCTTTGGTATCAGCGAAGGCGTAGGTGTATCCAGTGTGACCGGCAGAGTGCTCGTCCTCCTCGATGAGAACGAAAAGGTCTTCGGTGCAGACGATGGCGTTGTCCGCTGGGTGTAGCTCAAGGTACTGATTCATGGTGTATCTCCAAAGTAAGCGAGCGTCATTGCTCACAAACACGAACGGTCAAGCGCGAGGAACGAGTGGTTGAGGGGGTTACTGCCAGACAAGGTTCATGCGACATGGTGCGAAACAAGGTTCCAAGTCGGAAAACGGGGGAAACGGGCGCGTAACTATCCGGCAGGGGAGACAATGAGTGAGTGATTCAGATAAATTTTTTCAAATTTTTTTCTAGTAAAAATTTTTCGCCGCCCTATCTTGTGTAACAGGCAGCTGGGGGGCTGTATGTGAAAAAACAAATGTGTACGCTCTGTAACGAAGAGCTACCGATCAGTGAATTCGAACAATACCCAAGCGGAAAATGGCGCATGCAATGTGAACCATGCCGCATGAAGCATAAGCAGCGTAAACGTCACATGGTCATGCAGCAGTCGCATGAGGCGTATCTCAGAAACCTGCATACAAAGCTAAAGTCCACGCGTAAAAAGACCCATCCCTGGAACTTGGTTCCTGAAGACTTAATTGATATTTGGGACGAGCAGGGCGGAAAATGCGCGGTATCGGGCGTTGCGTTAACACATCACCTAGATGGCTCAGGTGCCAAAGAGTTCAACGCGTCAATTGATCGCATCAACAATGATCAAGGTTATTCGCGAGAAAATGTCCGGTTAGTCGCGTACAGAATAAACATCATGCGGCATACATTAGCGACAGATATGTTTTGGTGGTGGATCAAGACTATTCATGATCACTCTTGTGAATAGATATTAGTACAGGTAATATTATAGCTATGTCCGATTACCAGACAGAAGCATACGCGATAGAGGGTCTGGCTGAAGCTGTCATCGGGGTTGGACTTCGCGACTCGGGTCAGCAAGTGCTGGTCTATGACGCACTAAGTGTGCAAAACATATTAGAAAGCTCAAATTCTGGGCTTTCGTTTGACACGTTCTTAGAGGCCTTGCAGATGGAAGACCTCGGCGAGCGTGCACCTTTATTTATATGGTTAGACGACGACCTTAAATATGGACTGCAGGCAGTTGGAACAGGATCAAGCCATCGACTCCATTAGTGGCCCCGTGGAGCTGACGCATACTGAGTTCCAATCCCATCTACCTTATATGGGCTTGGACCTGAATTCCTTGAGCGTGCAGCAAGAGAAGCTGGTCATGCTCGTCGCGTCGGGTATGTCGATTGCAGCGGCTGGAAGGGCAGCGGGTTACTCGCACCGCAACAAAGCGTATGACGCGATGGCGCGGCCTGAATGTAAGCGGGCACTGGAGTATTTCCGTGAGCAAGCGCGGGAAAAGGTGAATTTTACCGTCGCGAACGCCCACACCATGTATATGGAGGCGTACTCCGCGTCGGCGACTGCGACCGAGATGAAGAACACGACGGATAGCCTCGTGAAGTTGCACGGTTTGGTGCAGAACGAGCCGCAGGCGCAGGTCAACGTGCAGATCAACGCGTCGGCTAAGCAGCTGGAACGGTTGTCGGATGAAGAGTTGATCAAGCTCGTGGGGAAAGAAGAGAACTATCTGGAGCCGGTCGTTGGAGGTTGAGCAGCGCGAATGCGGTGTCTGTCGGACTCTGCAGCCCGAGACGCTGTACGCCAGCACCGAGCAGCGCATCTGCGTCTACTGCGTTGCCAAGAAGCAGGAAGCGCTCCCCGCCGCAAAAGAGAAAGAGGAAGAACAACAACCCAAGGAGGAGATGAGTCTTGAAGATAAGGCCAAAGCTGAACTGGCACTACGCATACTCACCCGGAAAAGGTTGCTCCCGTTCGTTGAGAGGTTTAACCCTGACTACAGTGCCGGTTGGGTCCATAAAGACATCTGTCGTCGGCTGGAGCAGTTCAGCCGTGACGTGGCTGAAAAGAAGAGTCCGCGACTTATGCTCTTTATGCCACCCCGACACGGCAAAAGCACACTGGCGTCGATTGCATTCCCGGCTTGGCATTTGGGCCGACATCCAGACCACGAATTTATATCTTGTTCGTACTCGGGTTCGCTTGCGATGGGGTTCAGTCGTAAGGTCCGTTCGTTATTACGTGACCCTTCCTTTAAAACGGCGTTCAAAACGCGTCTGGACCCGGATTCGCAAAGCGCTGAAGCATGGCTTACTACCAATGGTGGTGGTTACGTTGCTGCTGGTGTTGGTGGTGGTATTACTGGTAAGGGCGCTCATGTCCTTGTCATCGATGATCCAGTAAAGAACCGTGAAGATGCTGAAAGTCAGAATAATCGCGAAGCTAACTGGGACTGGTACACATCGACTGCTTATACGCGTCTTGCCCCTGGGGGTGGCGTACTTGTCATTCTCACTCGCTGGCATGATGACGATCTTGCTGGAAAGCTCCTTCGAGCCAGTTCCGAAGGTGGTGACGAGTGGACCGTCGTTAAGTACCCCGCTATCGCCGAGGAAGATGAAGAGTTCCGCGCCACTGGAGATGCACTACACCCAGAGCGCTACGACGTAGAGTCGCTGCAGCGTATCCAGCGCGCGGTTGGACCCAGAGACTGGTCGGCGCTGTACCAGCAGAATCCGGTTGCAGACGACGGCGACTACTTCTCACGAAGCATGATCCAGTACTACGACCCAGACGACATAGATCTGGATCGGATGAAGTTCTACTGCGCGTGGGACTTGGCGATTGGTAAGAAGGATCGCAACGACTACTCGGTCGGCATGGTCGTCGGCATTGATGAGATGGAACATATATACGTTGTAGATGTAGTGAGAGGGCGGTTCGACGGTTTTGAGTTGGTTGAACAAATTCTCGACATGTACGAGCTGTGGCGTCCGGCCATCGTCGGTATTGAGAAAGGTCATATTGAGATGGCGCTAGGGCCGTTCCTAGAGAAGCGGGTCAGGGAGCGCGGGTTATATGAGGCGTACTTCAAGGATCTGAAAACAGGCAGGCGGGATAAAGAGGCGCGAGCTAGGGCCATTCAAGGTCGGATGCAGCAGGGCATGGTGCATTTTCCCCGCGACGAGATATTCACCGGGCCGTTGGTTGCAGAGTTGCTGCGTTTCCCCAACGGCGTTCATGACGATCAGGTCGACGCACTCGCGTGGATCGGTCTCATGATGACGGAGTTCGCGGTCTTCACCGCGCCAGTAATTAGAGAGCCATCTTGGAGAGACCGGCTCGAACATTTAGTAAAAGGATCTGCGACTAGGTCACGATCCGCGATGAGTGCTTGATATGGCTACTTATAAAGCTGTGGGGAAGATGACACCCGCTGAGCAGCAGGAGGTCTCGTCTAAACAGTGGGATCGGTATGTTCGCGCTCGTGATAACGGTCACCTTGAATACGTGGAGATGGCGAAGAAGTGCGACGCCTTTTATCGCGGAGACCAGTGGGATGAGTCAGACGTTGCAGCACTCGACGCCGAGGGTCGGCCTGCGCTGACGATAAATACGGTATTGCCGACAGTAAACACGGTGTTGGGCGAGCAGTCCACGCGACGTGCTGATGTGCAGTTTAAGCCGCGCCGTGGTGGCGACGAAGCAGTCGCGCATACGCTGACTAAGTTGTACATGCAGATTGCTGATAACAACAAGCTCGACTGGGTTGAGCAGCAGGTCTTCAGTGACGGTTTGATCCTAGATGGGCGCGGCTACTTTGATGTTCGTATTGATTTTAGTGATCACGTTGAGGGCGAGATCCGCATCACCGCTAAAGACCCGCTCGACATCCTCATCGACCCAGACGCCAAAGAGTCTGATCCCAAGACGTGGAACGAGGTCTTCGAAACGAAGTGGATGACGCTGGATGAGATCGAAGAACTCTACGGTAAGAAGAAAGCGGAAGAGCTGCGTTTCATCGCCGAGAACGGTAACGGCTACGGGCGGGATTCGATTGAGTACGAGGAGAATCGCTACGGCGACCTTGATAGTACTGACGATTATCTAGGGGCTGGTATTCCCGGCGACGATGAATATCGCAACGTGCGGGCGCTACGGGTCATCGAAAGGCAGCACAAACGAATGACCCGTGTGATGTGCTTCGTGGACCCCGAAACAGGCGACACGAGAGATGTACCAGAACCATGGTCCGAGGCAAAGGCCAAGAAGTTTGCCAAGCAGTACAGCTTAAACCTAATTCGAAAAGTTAAACGAAAAGTCCGATGGACGGTGACATGCGACAAAGTGGTACTTCATGACGACTGGTCTCCTTATAACGATTTCACCGTTGTGCCTTACTTTGCTTATTTTAGGCGCGGTAGACCTTTCGGTATGGTGCGTAACCTCCTTTCGCCGCAGGAACAGCTAAACAAAATCGCCAGCCAAGAGCTGCATATCGTTAATACCACAGCTAATAGTGGTTGGATGGTAGAGAGCGGGTCGCTGGTGGGTATGTCGTCGGATGACTTGGAAGAGCACGGCGCTGAGACCGGTCTGGTACTTGAGTACAACCGTGGCTCTACGCCGCCCGTGAAAATCCAGCCGAACCAGATCCCCACTGGTCTGGATCGCATCAGCCAGAAAGCGGCGCTAAACATTAAAGCCATCAGTGGTATTAACGATTCGATGCTGGGCACTGACAGCGCCGAAGTGTCGGGCGTTGCTATTCAGGCCAAGCAGAACCGTGGCGCGATAATGATCCAAGTGCCGCTGGACAACCTGCGTAAGACTCGACAGTACCTCGCCGAGAAAATTCTGGATCTGGTACAGACGTTCTACACAGAGCGGCGCGTCATCATGATCACTAATGAGGAAGACCCCCTCAAGCCACGCGAGCCGATGGTTATCAATGAGATGACACCCGAAGGGCAGATCATTAATGACCTGACTATCGGTGAGTACGACGTAGTTATCTCCACCGCGCCAGCGCGTGATTCGTTTGACGAGGTGCAGTTTGCCGAGGCGCTTAACTTGCGTCAGGTTGGGGTCGCTATCCCAGACGACGCCATCATCGAATACTCGCATCTGGCGAGGAAGCAGGAGCTTGCGAAGCGTATTCGCGTGCTCACCGGTCAGGAACCGCCGACACCAGAGCAGGCAGAAGCGATGGCGATGCAGCAGCAGATGGCGATGCAGCAGTTGCAGCTTGAGATTGCCAAGCTCGAAGCAGAAGTTCGCAAACTTCAGTCTGACGCGGCGGTCAACATGGCGAAAGTACAGGATATGGCTGACGTACAGCCGCAGCTGCGCCTCACTGAGCTGCAAAGTCAGATCGACACCAAGATGGAAGAGCTTCAGTTGCGCCGTGATCTGGCAGATCTTACGAATCAGACGCGCACCTCCCAGGCGGAGACTAACGCTGCAACACGAATTGCCGCTACAGCCATGCAGACTGCCGCTAAAAAGCAGCAGTACGCACGGCCTAAGCAGGTAGACATCCCCAACTCTCAATAGGAGATTGCCACATGGCGAAGGAAGAAACCCCAAACAGCCAGTTTGACGAAGTATTTGACGTGATGCCGGGTGCAGAGCGCGACACGGAGGAGGTCGAAGCGGTTGATATGAACTTTGGACTCGGTGAGGAGGAGCCAGAACCTGCTCCTGAGCCTGAGCAGCCCGAAGAAACTGTTGCTGAAGAGGAAGAGGAGCCGGTTGCGGAGGCTGAAACGCCTGAAGAGCAGCCCGAGGAAGAGGAGGTAGTGGCCGAAGAGACCGAAGAACCGGTTGCAGAAGCCGAACCGGAGCCTGAACCTGAGAAAAAAGACCACATGGTCCCTAAATCTCGGCTAGACGAAGTGTTGCAGAAAGAAAAAGCCCTGCGAAAGCAGCTAGAGGACATGAAAAAGGCGCAGGAACCCCCTGCAAACGCGCCTGATCCCTACGATTTTGACTCCAAAGAGCGCGAGTACATGAATTTGGTGCTCGACGGCAAGGAAGCGGACGCGGTCAAGCTGCGTCAAGAGATCCGAAACGCCGAAAAAGCGCAGCTTGAGTTCGACATGAACGAAAAAATGCAGCAGACCGTGCAACACAACGCACAAGCTACAGCGTTACAAGCGGCTGCAAACGAGTTGGAGGCGCAGTTTCCAGTGTTTGACCAGAATTCTGCCACTTACAACGAGGATTACACGCAGGAAGTTATCGGTTTGCGTGACGCATTCATCATGCAGGGCTACGACGCGGTAGATGCGCTGACTAAAGCGGCTAATTTCGTCATCAAAACGAACGAGTTGGCCGCTCCAGAGCCTACCAACAGCACATTGGACGCACCAGCCGCGCCAAAGCAGAAGCCTGTGGACGAAGTTGCCAAAAAACGGGCTGAAGTCAGCAAAAAACTCAAAGCTGCAGAGTCACAGCCGCCCGAACTGCCCGGTGAAAGCTCTGCTGCGCGCGGCGAAAAGGCTGTAGACGTGTCGACCATGTCTGAGGACGAGTTTAACGCCCTGCCAGACGCCACGATCAAACGTTTACGAGGAGATATCTTGTAATGACGAAGAAAAAAGACCCCCGACTCGCAAGAGCGGGTGTGTCTGGGTACAACAAGCCCAAACGCACCCCGTCCCACCCCACTAAGTCACATGTAGTCGTGGCAAAGCAGGGCGATCAGGTCAAAACCATCCGTTTTGGTCAGCAGGGGGTCAAAACCAACCAGACGGTTGGGCAGCGCAAGGCGTTTAAGTCGCGTCACGCCAAGAATATCTCCAAAGGAAAAATGTCTGCGGCTTACTGGGCAGACAAGGTGAAGTGGTCTCCCAGTAAGACGAAGTCGTCATCAACCAAGTGGAAGAAAGGGAGTTAGTTATGCACGACGGAAAACCATGCAGCGCAAAGCGCGGCAAGAAGAAAGCCTCGACTAAGAAGAAAGCGAAGGCTAAAAAAACGGCAAAGTAGCGTTAGGTCTTGCGCTTAAATATTACCGGCGCTAATATATAGTTAAGATTCGTATGCC